CGATCGCCGATCTTGAAATGGGGGCGCCCGCGTTTGGGGGTATCGGCAATTGGATGATGATTAAGCGCGAGGATGTGCAATCGCCGCGAGTTGCCCCCGGCGATCGCGAATGGGTGCGCGAATCGTGGCGCACGGAAGACGCCGCGTTCGACAAGATCAAGCCGCGCGACCTGCCCAGAGACACGAGCATTCTGTTCGACGCGGACGCCCATTGGAGCGACAACAAAAGCGTCGGCAGGAAACGCCCCGGCATGTTCATGCCGCAATGGGCGAGCCGCCTCACGCTGCTGATCGACGCCGTGCGGGTCGAACGGTTGCAGGATATCAGTTACGACGACGCGATTGCCGAGGGGGTTGCCGACATGAGCAAGGCCGTCGCCGCGATCGAAAGACACGCGGACGATTACGATGAGACCGCCGAGCAGTGTTCGCGACGTTTGCGGTGGCCGCAGCGCGGGTTTGCGCAGCTTTGGGAATCGATAAACGGCGCCGGCTCATGGACCGCGAACCCCTGGGTCGTCGTCCGCACATTCCGCGTGGTCAACGCGAACATCGATGAAGTTGGGCGCGCTCCGCAATGACCCAGCGCGCCCGCCTCTTCGCCGTGCTGGCGATTGTCGGCGTCATGGCCGCGTGGTGCGGGGCGCTGTGGGTGATCTTGGAAGGAACAGGGAAATGACCGAACAATACAAGTTTACGAAGAGCGAAATTCAAGCGTTGGCGGAATGCGAGCGCATGATGGATTCGGGAGAAATTCCTTTCGTCGTCATGGGGGGGGGCAACGGTTAGCTGTTTCCGACGCCGCCATGCGTGAATTCGCGCCCGACGCCCCGCAGGAGCCCGCCTGACATGACCCGCGCGCGCGACAAAGAGCCGGAAGCGACGATCGAGTCGCTACTGCCCGCCGATACGCCGACTTACATGTTGCCGCTGTGGCTGGGCTGCATTTCATGGGCGCTGCAAGATGACAATTGCCTTGCGGCGTTTCGAGCCGAGACAGGGAACAATTGGGCGCCGGGCAAAACGCCGCTGGAACGGATGATCGACGAAGCGACAGGGAGCGATCGGCGGTTTATCTTTGCGTTTGTCGAATGGGTTAATGTCAACATTTGGGGACCGATGGACGGCCCCGCTGAAACGGATAGCGCCCAATGACCCGCCGCGCCGCGCCAGCCATGCTGGACGCAGACCCCGCCGGGCTCGCGCCCGACGCGCCCCTCACGCTCGCCGAGGCGGCGCGGACCCTCTTGCGCGATCTTGTCACCGAGTCCACGCTGCGCGCCGCCGCCGCGCGGGGCGATCTCGCCACGGAGCGCCTGGGGCGGCTGACCGTGACGACGCCGGCCGATATCGCCGCTTGGAGGAAAAAGTGCCGCGACAAAGCAGAGGTCCGCATCTCTACCTCAAAGCCAGAAAAGACGGGGACGCCGTTTGGTATATCCGCGACGGAGGAAGCCGAACGAGCACTGGCTGCGGCGCTGGCGATCGTGAAGGGGCTCGGGAAGCCCTCGAACGCCACCTTGCGCGAACCGCCCGCCCGAATTTCGGGTCGCGTGATCCCGCTGCGGTCCGAGTCGCGGACATAATCGCGCTTTACGCCCAGGACCGCGCCAACGCCACCGCCCGCCCCAAAGAGACCGGCGCCCGCCTCGCGCGCCTGCTAAGTTTTTTCAAGACCGCCGTCGCCGACGAAATCACGCCATCGAGCTGCGCCGCCTATGTCCGCGCGCGCGGGGCCGAACAGGCCGCCCGGCGCGAGCTGGAGGATCTGCGCGCCGCACTGCGCCACGCGTTCAAATCCCGCAAGATCGCCTGCGAAATCCCCATCGCGCTGCCGGAAAAATCCCCGCCGCGCGAACGCTGGCTTGAGCGCGGGGAAGCCGCGCGGCTGATCGCGGCGGCGCTCGGCTGGCGATTCGCGCCCTGCTGCGACATTGCGACGCGCCGCGAGCGGCTGGCGATCTGGGGCCGGCCCGGCGAGCGCAACCGGCACGTCGCGCGATTCGTCCTGATCGGGCTCTACACGGCGACGCGTCACGACGCGATTCTCGGGCTCGGCTGGCGCGTGCATACGGACGGCGGCCATGTCGACCTCGCCCGCGGCGTGCTCTACCGCGCCCCGCCCGGCGCGCGCCAGACGGCCAAGCGACGCCCGCCCGTCGCGATCCCGCCCGCGCTTGCGCCCCACCTCGCCAGATGGTCGCAAATGCCGGCGGCGGGGCTCTATATCGTCACATGGGACGGCTCCCGCATGGACCGGATGCAGCGCGCCTGGCGTGGCGCCGTGGCGCGCGCGGGCCTCGGCCCGGACGTGACGCCCCACATCCTGCGACACACGGCGATCACCTGGCGGCTGCACGAGGGCTGGTCGATATGGGACGTGGCCGGGTTTGCAGGGGCAACAGCGGAGATGATCGAGCGAGTTTACGGCCACCACGCCGAGGCGTTTAGAACACCGAAAAGAACACCGAAGAGGGCGTGATGTTTAGGCAAGTAATTGAAAAGATTGGTCGGAGTGAGAGGATTCGAACCTCCGACCCCCTCGTCCCGAACGAGCGGGGCTTATTGGAAAACAATGTGTTATGCGATGTTTTGCGCTGTTTCGGTGTTGGTTTATTCGGGATTTGTTCGGACGTTAGAGCACCGTTTGCGCACCGTGATATGAGGTGCGGCATGATGGATCGTCGCGCTTTTCTTGCCGGGCTCTTTTCCGCCGTCGCCTCCCCCGCCTTTGCGCGGCGGCGGCGGTCCAGCGCTGCGCGGCGGGCGTTTGTGCGGGCTCATCCTTGCCCGGCGACAGGGCGCGTCACCGGGGCCTGCGCCGGCTGGCGCGTCGATCATATCGAGTCGCTGTGCGCTGGCGGGGCGGATGCGCCGGAGAATATGCAGTGGCAGACCGACGCCGAGGCGCTGGCGAAAGACCGGCTGGAGTGGGCCGCTTGCAACGCGATGAGGCGATGAAAAATCGCGCTTGACATGCGCCGCGCTACGTCCTAATTATAGGACATGACGGACGGGGGCTGGCCCCGCCGATATTGGGCAGGAGGCCCGAAAGCAATGATCGACAGCTACCTCACAATCGCGATTTTTCAGACCGAGCCCGGCGACGAAGTCACGCGCACTTATTCGATGATCGCCCACGCAACCGCGCCGGGAGATTCGGTCGCACAGATCAGGATGCGGCATGAGCCGGGCCTCCTTGGGCCGCTTTCGAAAGCGCTGGATTGCGCTTGCGCGTGGATCGGCGGCGGCGTGTCCGCGCGCATGATCAGCGCCGCTGTCGACGGCCCGGAGCCGCTTTCGGACGGGCGCTGGCTTGTCTGCGATTTCACGCCGGACCGCTATTCCGCCGCGCCGCTCATTGGCGATTTCCTCGCCGATGAGCTGAGCGACGATGAGCGCGCTCAGCTCGCCGACGATGGGAGGTGAACATGCCCCAGGACAATTTTTTCGGCGCGGCTTGCGCCCCGCATCTTCATGCGATGCCGCAAGCGGTTAAAGACGCAGCGACGCGCGTCAGGCAAGCGCTTCGGGGCATGGAACGGGAAGCGAATGCGGCCGCTCTTTGTGCCCAATCCGCGGGGTCGTCTCACGCATGGGCGCACGCCCGCGAGCTTCGGGACGCCAGCAAAGGGCTGCGAAAAGCATATGAGGCGTGGGCGCGCACAGCGTCTCCGGCCCCCGCATTCAGCGCCGAGGCCGCAGCCATTCTGAGGCGCGCTTATGACGCATGAGCTTCTTCGCCATGTCGGCGAGGCGCTTTACGGCGCCCGCTGGCAATCCGAATTGGCCCGCGCGCTTGAGGTGTCCGACCGCACGATGCGGCGATGGGCGTCTGACGCAGGGGCCATTCCTGATGGCGTCGACGACGACTTGCGGCGCCTGTGCGAAAAGCGCGGCGCAGAGATTTCCCGCGCGGCGGCTCGGCTGGACGGCGCCGTGATTTTTACGCCCGATTCGTAGTGAGCGCGCCGGCTCCTTAAAACGCAAAAAGCCCCGCCAGCCATCGCCAGCGGGGCCTTTCCACAGATGATTCCAGATCGTCCTATTGCAGCACGCGCTTGATCCAAGACGGCACGCCGTTCGTCATGACGTAGACTGCCAGCGAGCCTCCGCCCCAGAACAGGATGCGGAACGCCCAGATGACGCCCGTCAGCATGTTGCGCTCGGTCGTCAGGCCGTCGAGCTTTTTCTCAATGGCCTCAAAGCGCGCTTCGAACCGCGCTTCCATGCCGGCGTCGCGCACCGTGCGCGCCTTTTCGATCTCGTCCATGCGCGCCCCGAGCGCTCCGATATCGCGGTAGCAATCCATGTCCGGCATTACCCCTCCCGTCTCGCGTTGCGGCTGGCGTTACGAGGCGGGGACGACGGCTGTCCCGGTGACATTTCCGCCGAGCGCGTCGCAGACCAGCGTCGAGACGACAAGCGCCGTGTGCGTGTCGCGCTGGAGCGCCTGACCGGCGTTGACCGCGGCTTCGATATTGGCGGCGAGTGCAATGTTGCCCTGCACGGTGCAGACGAACGCCATAGCGCCCGCTTTGAGGGTCTGGACAGCAGCGGTTGTCTTCGGGTCCGCTAGCCAGTTGCGCGCGTTGGTAACGCCGGTCGTGACCTGCGAACAGCCAGCGAGCGCGATGGAAAAAGCGAGAATAAGAGCGATGCGATTCATGTTCAGTCCTTTCAATTTCTGATCCAACCGCGCCAGACATCCCAATGATATCCCGGCACACGCTCCGCATTGGTCGGATGCGTGAATTTTCCCACCTCGGCAAGAGCGCCAAAGACGCCGCCAGCGATGGCCGCAGGCGGAAAGAATGGCGCGGCGAGCTTGGCGACGATCTCCGCCGTGTCCGCCGCGACAATGATTGCGTTGTCGCCTTTGAGCGCAGCAAGGAAGCCGCGCCAATCGACGCCATCGGCGGCGGCAAGCCCTTTGAGAAGATCGTCAAGGCGAAACGTGCGCGTTGAAGAGACGCCGCCGGCGACGCTGAAGACCATCGAATAAGCGAGATGGAGGATGAATTTTGCAACGCCCGCTTGCGGGAGCCACGGCGCGGCGACCGTCAACGCATCTTCGACGGTGATTTCCGCGAGATCGGCGAGGCGCTGCTGCTGGAAGGCGCCGCCAAGCGCCGTCCAATTGAGGCCAGCGGCGATTTTCGCGCCGGCCTCGATGTTGGAAACGTCGGCCGCCGAGAGCACGTCAGGCGCTCGGCTGAACGACGGTGCCGCCGGTCACGTTGCCGTCTTTGGCGAAGATCAAGCCAACGCCCGTGATGATTTCCGCCGCCGCCGGGCTCGAAATGATTTGCGCCAGCGGCGCGCCGGACGACAGAAGCTGAATCAGGCCAGCGACGCCGGTTAGCAGGGAGACCGCGCCAGCGGCGGATGTTTTCCAATTGATCGTGATGGACTTCATGATGATGCTCCAATTTACCGGGAAGCCGCCCGGCGCGGATTCAGTCAGAAGCCGATGTTCAACGGCGCGCGACCGCAGAGCGCATTGCGCAGCGCGTAGCCCTCGAACGCCCAAATCTTGTTGCGGGCATTGTCTCGAGCGATTTTTCGGCCGAGTTCGGCGTCGAAATTTTCCGGGCTGGCGGCGGCGCTCTCGCCGGTGACGTGGAACCCGTTGCGCAGCGTCAGAGCGCACACCGTCAGAGTCGTTCCGGGAAAAACGTGATAGGCTTCGCCGACAATTTGCTCGTCGATGTGTGCGGGCGTGAGGCGCGGGGCGTCCAGTCCCTTGGCCTGAATTTCGGCCTCGATCGCAGCTTCGTCTTTGGACATGTTCTTCCTTTCAGGGATATCGGGAGACCGCCCGACGCGGATCAGTCGCAGCGCGTCATTTAGGCGCGGGGATAAAGTCGATGTAAAACGTATCGCCCGGCTCGAACGCGTCGACGAGTGCCGGATTTGCGATAAGCATGTCGACTGAGATGCTCGGGCTCCATCGCGCGAAGGAATTGTTTTCGTCGCTCCCGTCCGCCGGGTAGCCGTCATTTTTGGCCACGCCAAACAGCTTGAGAACAAGCATTTTCCCTTGCGGCGATTCGTAAGGAATGGCGGACCCAACGCAAACTTTTGCGCGCATTTTCTTTTTGACTTCACTCATTTTCGTTCTCCAGTTTTCCTTAAAATGAGGATCAGTTGCAGCGCGACGCGAAGGCCGCGCAACGCGCGAGTTCGACGCCGGCGCAGCCAGAGAGCGCGAACACGGCGAGGAACAGGGCGATGGCCGCGAGGACGCGCCCGGCGTGGGTGAGAAGTGCGGGGCCGGTCATTGCAGCCTCAGAACGCGAGGGCGACGAGCGCCGCGCCCGTCGCGCCGACGACACCAACAAAAAAGTTTGCGCCGAGCGCCCAATCGTGCGCGTCGGCGCCAATGCCGAAAGACACCGCGACCGCGTAGAGCAGCACGACTACCGCGACAAGTTTTCCGAGTTGTCCGTCCATGTCAGCCTCCCATGAGAAACAGTTTGACGAGCGCGGCGCCTAAGAGGATTGCCACGACGGAAAGCGAGAGATTTCTCCAGAATTCCGGCGTCGTGATCGAGCCGATCCACAGCACGACGCCGGCCCAGAAGACGCCGACGACGATCAATAGGACGCCATTCGCCACAGCGATTGCGGAGAGGATTGAAAAGAACATTTCAGCCTCCGTTTTCAGTATCGTCGTTGCGGCCCCACTCGACTCGGAACGCGAAGCGCAGAAATTTGATGACCAGCCATCGAACAAATTCGCGCAGCATGTCAGCCTCCCGCGAGCTTGAGCGCCGCCGCTTTGCACGCCGTCTCGCGCGCTTTCCAGCCGCGCCAGAAGGTGGCGAAGAAGGACAGATGCCGCCAATATCCGAGACGCAAATCGTCCAGCCGCGCGATGCGCGCGACGGGCTGCTGATTGCCCGTGATCGTCAGGAATTGCAGCGCGCGCCCGACGCCCATGTTGACGGCGATATCGAACGCGATCAGGTCGACGCCCTTGGGCAGGCCATCCGCGCCGATCGCGTTCCAATATTTCTTGCGGTAGATCGCGCTGGCCTGAGCCTTCGTCAGGTTGCGCACATCGGCCCGCGTCGCCTGATGCCCCAGCTCATGCGACAGAGTCGCAATGGTGATGCCGAGATTTGTCGGGCCGCCGGGGTCACGCGGATTGTCGACATAACCGCCTTCATATTGCAGCGTGAAAACGAGCGCTTCGGGAAAGCTTTCCTGCATGATGCTTCCTTTCGAATTTACGCCTCTTTGCGAAACTGCTCGATCGCGCCGAGCACGAGCGCCATGATTCCGCAGAGCGGCGCGAGAAGTTGCGTCGTGTCGAAATGCCACATGGTTTCACCTCACAATTTGCGCGCGACGCCCTCGCGAAAACACCGCAGCACGATCGCCGCGACGCACAGCGCGAGGCGCGCGCGAAACAGCGTCACGGCAACACGCGCACCACGCGCGCTGCGATCTCGCGCGCAAGTCGAGACGTGATCGCGTCGCGCGCGAACTCGTTCGGATGCGTGCTGTCCGAGCCCAGATACAGCGCCGAACTGTTCGCCGAGGTGTTCGGGCGCGACGTGTCATAGGTCGACGTCATGATCGGGTTCGTGTTGGTGAGGCCGGGAATGAAGAAAAACTTCCCGTCCGACGCCGCATAGGTCGCGGCGCTGGCGGCGACCGCGACTTCCATCGGGCGGTTGTCGCTCGCGGCGTGGGCCTCGCTGTAGACCACGCCGAGCTGGATGATGATCGCATTGGGCAGCGCGGCGCGGATTTGCGTCCAGGTCAGCGCCGCCTCCGTCGCCACCGCCGAGGTGGTGTAGCTGGCGTTGTTCCAATGGCCATCGTTGCCGGACAGCATCAGGATCACGACATCGGGCGCGGCGGCGGTGACATCGCTCAGACGCTGGCGAAAGGTCGTGTTCGTTCCGGCGGGGTTGAGATAACCCGTGCCGGCGATCGACATGTCCCACACATCGCGCCAGCCGAGCTTCACGCCGATCGACTGCGCGAAGCCGACGCCGGGAACCCATGGCGAGATGTTTGAGCCGGCGCTGTAGGAGTCGCCGACAAACACGACGCGCACGTCGTTTTCCGCGGGCGGCGCCCAGATAGACCCCGCCGCAGTCGTTTCGATGTTCCCCCAGTTGGTGGCCCACGCGTAGCGCGAGAACGGGAACATTTCATATTTGTGGGGCGCGGCGGCGCTGATCGTGGACCAGTCGATTTTTACATATTGCGACGACGACCCGTTGTAGAGGACCGTCGCCGCGTAGCGATCGTCGATATAGAGCGTCATCACCGGGTTTTGCGGAGAGACCTGAATCGCGACTTTCACGTCGTCGCTGTAGAACGCCAGCGAGACCGCCGAGCCGCATTGCGTCGGCGACCCGAAAGTTTTCGGCTTGATCCAGTTCGTCTGCGTTGCGTCGTAGTAGCCGCCATAGATCCGCGCGAGCGACTGGAACTGCGTCGTCGTGTGCAAATCCCACACATTGCCGAGCGCCGGGTCTGTGGTCGAGACCGTGATCGTCGGAGACTTCGAATCGTTGGTGCTCGCGATGGCGACGGATTTGCCGAGCGGCTGCCAATAGACCGTGCCGTCGGTTGTCGCGAGGTTGGAGATCGTCGTGGGGCCGGAGCCGCTCGCCGCGCTCGTCCCGGCGACCGCCGCGACCCACGCCATGCCATTGTTTGTCACGACCTGGCCCTGCGCATAGGCCGTGCTCTGCGCCCACGCCGAATAGGCGGTCCAGGGCGTGTTGGTGAGCCGCGTGCCGAGCGCGGCGGCCGCGGACAGCGTGCGGAGTTTCGATCCGATCGTCTGCGTCGGCGTCACGGGCGGCGACGTGCTCGGCGGCACCGCGCGCGCGTCGGGCGCAGCAAGAAAGAGCGCGAGGAACAGCGCGAGAAAACGAGCGATCATGTGCGCCTCACTTGAGGTTGTAATAAGTGGCCGTCGCGGTCGTGCCCGACGAATTGATCGCCGTCGCCGCAAAGGGAAAGGTTTGCCAGCCGACATAGACCGGCAGCGTGATCGTCGATGCGTCGACCAGCGTCATCGCGACATTGCCCGCGACCGTGCAAAGCACGCCAACAGAGCGCTGTGCCGTGTAGGTCGTGCCGACCGTCATCGCGACGGCGCCTTGAAACGCTGCGTTCTGCGGGTCCGACACAGACAACGCAGAAGCGTTTTTAATGTTGACCCACATGCCGCTCGTCTTGTCGCCGGGCGCGCGATCGTAGCTCGAGCCATTCCACAGCATGGGCGCTTCGGCCGCGAGGCCCGTCGCCGCCATCGCGTCGCCGGAAACAGCGCGCTTGCGATCGAGATTCCCCGCGCCGTTGAGGAGCTGGTCAACGCCGCCGGTCATCAGGCCGTAGGAGGTCGCGCCGAGCGCCTGATTGTCTGCGTTGTGGAACGCCTGCACGAGCGAGCCGTTACCCGTCGTCGGATCGACGAGAACGACGCGCGCGGCCTTGCCGGCGCTTGTCGTGACGAGCGACGCGAACGCGCCGAAGATCGCTTTGAGCAGCGCGACAAGCGTTCCCGCGCCTGTTCCGCTCCATGCGGCGTCTGTCGTCGTTCCCTGCGCGACATTCGCGCCATCGGCGACTGTGACCGCGCCGCCGCCGCCCGACGCGCCAAGCGCCACAACGGCGACGAGCGGCGCGTATCCCGCCGGCTCTTGCACCGGGACAACCGTTCCATCGGGAAGTGTGACCGAATTGCTCATGGGACTCCCCTCTTATTTCGGCGCCGCGAGCAGGCGCGCCAGATCACTGATCGCGGCGGCGGAGGCCGCCGCTTGCGCAGCGATGGCGTTTGCGAGCCGACGCTGATTTTCGGCGACGATTGCGTCGCATTGCTCGAACCCGGACTCATATGTCGCCGGGCGGCCGGGCCCGTTCCATTTGAGATGGCCGCCACACAGCGCCGCCGCGTTGCGCACATCGTCGTCGCTCGGCGTCGTCTGCGCCGAGGCAGGCGACGAGAGCGCGAGGATCAGAAAAAAAGACATCGCTTTCATGTGCAGCCCTCAGTTCAATGTTCCGAGATGATCGTTGGTGCCGTGCGCGTCGTATTTCGTGTAGGTCGACGCCGGCGTCAGGAAGCTGTTTGCGCTCGCGCCGTTGTTGCTGGACGCCGCGTCGTCTGTCACAAAAGTGGTTCCATAGCCCGCGTAATTTTGGACCGCGTTGACGCCGTTGACGATGGTGCGCGTGACGCCGACGAATTGAATGAGCGGGACGCTTGTCGAATATTTCGCGACATCGACAAGCCGCAGACCCCCGCCGATAAAGCCCTGATCGCCGTTGTTCACATAGATCGCCGGGGCCAGGGAGTTCGCAATCGTTCCGCCGATAACCGACCAGCGCCTGCTGTTGTAAATGACGAGCGAGAAATTAGACGTCGCCGCGCCTTGCTCCATTCCCATGTCATTGGCGACAAAATCGACATCGTCGCAATAATGAAGCTGCGCGAATGTGCCGCTGAAGTAACCGATATCATCGGGGATATTGTGGTTCGCGATCAGCTTGATTTTTGCGGCGTTCGAATTCGACGGCGCTCCGTTGCAATAGAGAAACGCGTCGTCTCCCATGCCTTCATTGCCGATTATCGCGTAGTCGCGCGCTGTCTTGCTCGGATCTGCGGCGCCTTCGATCCAAATCGCGAAACGCGCTGTTTCACGCGAGAAAGGCGAGTTTCTATTCGAGGAAAAGACATTTCCGATTATGCGCGTGTCTCCAGACCAGCCGGTTGGCAATATTCCATAGACAGGACCGGACCCGACGCGGTTCGAGTAAACAAATATTGTGTTGTGGTCGATCTCCGAGTCGCCCGTCGCCGTTCCGCCGATAGCAATCGTATTGCCGTAAAAGCCTGTCGAGGTGATGCGCTGGCCGCCATAGACGCCGTCATTGTCGACGCCCATGAAGCAGTTTGAAATCGTCGCGCCGTCGATCCGCATTTCGCGCATCGAATAGATGTGCAGACAATTTGTCGCGACATCGCTTCCGTCGATCCCAAGATCATTGATGACCGCTTTCCACGACGCCGGGTTGTTCTTTGTCGGGTCGACAACGGCAGCGTAAGGCAGCGCGACCACATCGCCGGAAAGCGATCCGAGCGCGATAATTGTCGCGCGGCCGGGGCTTTCCACCGTGAAGGAAAGCGACGGCGCGTAAAGATGGTCATATTGATCGCCGAACGTATTGGCGATGACGTTCTGGCGATTAAGCGTCGGCGCAAAATCGACCGTGCAGCTCGTAAAATAATCTCCCGTGTCGCGCGGAAAGACGAGCGTGATTCCGCTCGACGCCGTCGTGATTGCAGCATTGCTCAGCGCCGCGCAATCGTCTGTCCCGTAGAGACCCCACCCCGGAAGAATGACGATGCTCCATGCGCTGCAGGAGATCGGCGAAGACGCCCAGGCGCCGGGGTTGGTGACGTTGACCGTCAGGCTCGCGCCTGAATAGCTCTGGACAACGCCATATTCGAGATAGCTGTAACTGGCCGGCGTGCCGCAATAGGCCGTCACGGTCTGTCCGGGCGCGAAAGGAAGCGACGCCGCGACGGTCCATGTCGCGAAGCCGGCGGCGATGTTGTTCGCCGTCGTCGACGCATAGGCCGTCTGGCTATTGGGCGTCGGGACGCTTGTCGCTGTCGCTGCATTCATGCAGCTCGGCGACACATAGCTCGCCCATGTCGTGAAGACGCGCGTCCCGCCGGGGCCGAACCGATCGAGCCGCACCTGCTTGCCGACATCCGCCATCGTGAAGGGCGCGTCGATGCTGTCGCAAACAAGCGTGCTTCCAGACGCATAGGACAGACTGTGCAGCGGCAGGACATCGCCCTTGGCCCGCACCGGGCCGAACTCTTTCACGCTCACGCGCTGCCAATGATACATGGCGTCCGCGAGCGTCGTGGGCGCGCTGTTGGGCAGCGGATTTTGATAAGGGATATGCGTCGGGTTGATGGCGCTTTGGACGAAAGCCGTCGTCGCGAGCTTGTTCGAATTGTCCGTCGCGCTCTGGGTCGTCGCCGCAATGCCCGAAGGGATCGGTCCGCCAACCAGCGTTGCGGCGTCGACGCCCCCCGCGCCCCCGCACACAGGAATATTGAAATTGAGAATGACCGCGGCGCTTGTTCCGCCGATCGACACGGCCGGCGCCGTGGAACAGGAAACCGACGTGACCGCGCCGACGGAGAAGGTCGGCTGCAGGCCGTAAATAAACCCGGACAGACGCGACCAGGAGCCCGACCCGGCTGCGCCGATCTTGTAGTAAATCCCGTTATTGGCCGGCGTTCCATCGGCGAAAACCGACGCCATCGACCACGGGCCGGGGGACAGAAAGGCGTTGAGATCGGCGCGCGTGTCGAACGCATAAGCGCCGCCGGCCTGCCCCGCCGCAAGCGCAGAAAGACCGGTTTCGACTTGGCTCCCCCAGGTGCGAATATCGGCTTTGTGCGGATTGTAAAGCCCGCTCGTCGCGACGCCCGCGACGGCGTAATCGCGCCAGATCATATTGTCGGAGCCGGGCGCAGGCGTCTGCGCAGCGGCGCCGAACGCAAACGACAGGCAAGCGCCGAGCGCAAACAGCGCGCGAAGGAAGAGCATCATAGCGGCCTCTTAGAAGGACGTTAGGGTGATAAACGACGACGACGAGAAAGCGCTCGGCTGGCCGTTGATCGAAATGAACCAGGCATCGACTTCGAACGCCTGCGGCGTGCCGGCGACGCCGGTAATCAGCGGCGATGCGGCCTCATATTGACCGAGATAATCGACCCAGATCGTCCAATCGCCAGAGCCGAGCGGCGCATGCGTCGAGGGATCGACGGCGCGCGAGCGGAACACGGCGCGCGCGGTTGGATCAGGCGGCGATGTGGGCGCTGCGACCTGCGCCGTGATTTGCGCGCCGCCATCGGCGGAAGCGGAAGACAGCGTCGGCGCATTGGGCGTCTGCGGCGTATAGGCCGCGGCGAGCGTGCCCGGCAGCGTCGGGTTGAGCGGATCGAAGGGCGGGACAACATCCTCGAACATGTCCCGCGTCAGCAAATGGAACGTGCCGCTGATATTGGCGAGATCGCGCGCACCCAGACTGATGACGCGAAACACGCCGTCGATTCCGAGCAGACGCGACGTGATGCGCACAACGCGCTGGCCATCGGCGAGCAGCATGCGCGGCCCGCCGCCGCATGTAAGCCGCAGCGGCGTATTCTTGCGGCGCAACGCGCGCGTCGTGTTGCGGAACGCCTGGTTGAAGTCTTGGACGGCTTCGTAATCCGCCGTGCCGCGCAGCTCGCCGGTCACGGCGATCGACGCTGCGTCGGTCACGACGAGAGAGGAATTGCGGACGAATTTTGCGCGGGGCTCGACATAGGACGGAATGACGAGATTTTTCTCGGCCATCACGCCATTCAGCTCGTCCCACGATATGGGCGCGCAGAGATCGGCGTCGGTCAGTGTGACGGTCGGCTCGATCCATTGCGAGACCCAGATCGTCGCCTTGCCATATTCGTTTTCATACATTTCGCCGTCGATCGCGGCTTCGATCTTGCCGATGACGTCGCGAGGTTCCTGCTCCGTCGTCCATGTCAGATGGCATTGCGCGAACTGGCCCGTCCCGCCGCCATAGACAGGCACGCTGCGCTCGCAATCGCTCGCCGCCTGCTTGACGCTATCCCAATTCACATCGTCGTAGGTGAGGCCCATTCCATCGGGGAAAGTGATGTAATCCGCCAAATGCAGCGCGCCGTTGGGCGTGTATTTCCATGTCGGATTGAAGATCGAATAGAGCCCCGTCGACGGGTCCAGAAAGCTTTGCGTTTCGTCGCGCGGGTCATAGACGAGCGCGGTCCGCGCGACATTGGACGGGACGGGAAGGCCGTTTGGATAACGCGCAAGTCGCGAATTGATATCGACGACCTGATAGGACGAATAGACGACCGCAAGGCCCTTTGCGAGATGCGAACTGTCCCATAGCGCCGGCGCGTAATAGGACAGAATTTCCGAGACCGCGCCCGCTTCGGTCGCGTTTTTGAACTCGAGATAGCAATAAGGACCGCTGCCGACAGAAATCTGAATCCACTGGCCCTTGTAATAAACGTTTGCGATATAAGCCCCGTATTTCATCCCTGTGTTCGGCCATTGAACGCCCGAACTCCATGAGATCGATGCAAACGGCCCGCTCGACAAGGACAGCAATTCGTCGTCGATGAAATAGGCTTCTATGCCGTCGATCGGCCGGCAGTTGATCACATGCGCATAAAGCAGCGTCGTGCCGCTGGGGGATGCGCGAAAAATGAAATTCCCGCCGAGGCGCTGCTTGCCGTAGCTGTAAAAACGATAGGTGAGGGGCTGCGCCTGCGGTTGATAGGACACCGGCGATGGCGGGAGCTGATAATTGGGCCGCGACTTGTTGGCTCCGCTCGTCAGAAGCTTTTCCGCGCCATAGGCCAGCGTCGTGACGCCGAGGCCGATCAGCGCCATGCTGAGCCCTCCGCTAAACGGCGCGAGCGCGAGGCCGGCGACGATTTCGACGGCGCCGATCGCAAAGTTGAGAACCTTGCCCATCAGCCCGCCCGTTTGCGAAACACAACCGCGATATCTGCGGCCACAATGACGACCTGTCCGAATGACGAGGCGATGCACAGCTCATCGCCGAGAAACACGCCGAGCGCCGCCGCGCCGCCTTTGCTGCGCATGACAACCGCTTCGCCGGGCGCGGCGCAGCCGGCTTCATGCAGCGTCATATCCAGCCGCGAGGCGCACAAGCGCACGGCCTGCCGCAGCGTCAGGCGGCGCTCCTGCACGCGCCGCCACAGATCGCGCTGCGTCTGCGCCGGCAGATCGGCGGCCTCGATCACGCCGCGCGACGCGAGCCAGGCGACGACCGGTTCGCTGCACACCGTCTCGCGCGTATGCGGAAACGCGCGGAAGAAAGCGACGATCTCGCTCATCAGTTCCACACGATCGTTTCGCTCCCCGTCAGGGAGCACATGAATTCGCAGGCCCTGTCGCCGGGATGGCGCGCGCGCTGATCCGAGTCGGACAGCATGGCGTAAGGCGCGCGGCTCTTTGTCGCGAGAATGGGTTCGCAGACGAGCGTATTGACCATCTGCAATCCGGCCTGGTTGGCCTGAATTTCGCCGGTGATCTTGTCCATGCGCAACGTGCGGCGCAGCCGGCAATCCAGAAGCGACGCGCCGGCGTCGGGCCCGGAGCCCGTGAAAAACAGCAAATAGAGCAGCGCCCGCCGTCCCTTGATTTCCGTCGCCTGATTGCGCGCATAGGCCGAATATTTGGGGTCGACTCCGGAGAGCTGGAAGGTCACGCTCTGCGTCTGCGCCGACGTGCCGATCTCGACCGATCCGATCGAACCCATATTGCCGACGCCGGAGAACAGCGGTCCGCCGAACGGCGTCGCGTCCAGCTCGCCGAAGCCCTGCCAGACGCTCATTGCGCCCGACGCGAATTGAAAGGTGACGCCGTAGCAATAACGCACGGTATCGCCCTTGAGCATCGCCTCGACGGCCGCGGCAAAAGCGCTCATGCGAAATTGGCCTCGTTGAAGGTCAATGTGATCGATGCGACGCGCCCGCCCTGAAACACCGGCGCCTGCTGCCGGTCTTTCGGATCGAGCACCATGCGACAAAACGGTTCTGCGACTTCCACCGCATCGCCGGCGCTCGCGGCGGCGCGCAGCGGCGGCCAGATCGTAAAGCTCCATTGCCCGGCGATGGTCGGGTCGGGCGTCGCGCCCGTGATGATATAGGCGCGATCGCCGATCGTGATTGGATCGTCGGCCTGCGGAACCGCGGCGCTTGTCATGGTCACGACAATGGTCGTCGCGCGCAGCGCCGCATCGGCCGTGAGAATGGCGTCGCCGGCGCTTTGCGCGAAGTCTGTCGTATCGGACAACGTCGCGCCATCCGACAAGGGCACGGCCGACCCGAAGGGCGGCAGGCCGACGCGCAAGCGCGGGCCGCGCCACCATTCGTAAAAGGGCATATAGATCGGCAGACCCTGCGCCAGCGTCGTAAACCACAGCGCGCGAAAGGCTCGGCGACGATTGGGCGCGCCGAGCGTCTGCGCGTCATAGAGCGCGAGATTGACGAGCTGGAGCCGCAGATAGCCCGTGTCGCCTTGCGTCGTTTGCGGCGTGCCCGACAGCGGTTGCGGGCCGACAATGATCGGCGCCATGGGCGCGAGCGGCGCGACGCTTTCCGGCGAGAGAAAGCGCGGCCAGGAAGGAATCGACGGATCGAGCATCGTCACCATTGCCGATTGGCATGATCGGAAAGCATGCCCGGGATCGCCGAATTATTTTCCGCGATCGCGCTGCGGATCATGACCGCAACGCCTTCGGGCGTGATCTGCGTCGCGACGCGCGCGCCGGCGTAATTGTGGACCGTGATGTTCGGCGGCCCGCTTTGCAGGCCGCCCGCGACATTGCGCTGCTGCGCCTGATTCAGGATTACTTCGCCTTCATGAACGACCGCGCCGACGCCGCCGCCATCGGCGAATTTTGGCAAAGCATTCGCGATGCCGGACAGCAAACCGCCGCCACCGCCGCCCGATCCGCCGCCAGAGCTGAAGAGCGACCCGAACACGCCGCCGGCAAGCGGACCATTGCTTCCCGTGCCCAGCACGCCCGCGAGCGGGCCCTCGCCGAGCAGAAGCGACTTGAGCGCCGCCTGTTCGAACGCCTTGGCGACATCGGCCAGGACGTTTTTCAGCTTCTCATGCTTGGTGATGACGCCGTCGACGACGTCATAGGCTTCGGTCGCAAAAAACGACTCGGCCTGATGCTCCGCTTCTTTGGCCTTGGCCGCATCGTCGATCCGCTTTTTCAGATCGACATGGGCTTGCGCGAGACCTTCGATTTTCTGGCGCTCAACATCCGTCAGCTCCGCGCTCTTGCGCGAGCCATTGGCCGCAGCCTCTTTGGCGATTTCCGCCGCTTTGGAAAGGTCTATCGACCTTTCGCGCTCGGCGTCGCTCTTGCCGATCGCCGCGGCCTCGCCCTCAAGAGCAGCGGTCTGCTTTTGCAGCGACTGCGTGAAGCGCTCGACTTCGTCGGTTTGCGCGCGCGGCGATTTGGCCGCAGATTTTCGCCCCCCGCCTGATTCTTCGGCGTCGCGCGCCACATAACGCGCGCGAGAAATGCCGGCGTCCCGCTGCTGTTTCGGCCCTTGGACTTCATCGCCAACAATGGCGCGTCGGTATGGAGCGAATACCTCGCTAAATGGCTTTCCGCCTCCAACATCGTTTCTGGCGCGCGTCAGGTCGCGCAATTCTTGAACGCCGTTATGAAGCTGGGTTACAAACGCCACAGCCTTCGCCGTTGCGTCGGCGATCGCCCCGATGACGCCGTAGAATTCTGTTTTCAGCGCGGCGACAGGCGGGGCCAGAGATTGCAGCGCCGCGAGAAACTTCCCGTTGGCCGTCGCCGCGGCTTCGTCAATTTTCCTTTGAGCTTCTTCCGCCTGTTTGACGACCCCATCATTGAGCGCGACGCCAGCGGCCGAGGCAGTTTCGCCAAGCTTTTTCATTTCGAGCTGGCCCTGGACAATAGGCTCATAGAGCTTTTCGCCAGCGTCGCTTCCATAAAGCGCTTTCGCGAGATCGATACCTTCTTCTCGCGGCAGTTCTCGAATTTTCCTTCCGACAATCTCGATGAACTCGCCGGACGATTTGGCTTTATCGGCGACTTTCAAAAACGCTTCATCGATTTTTTCGATAACGTCCTTTACCTCGCCGGCGTTGCGCTTGAACTGTTCAAATTGCCGGGACGCATTTTGAAATGCGGCTATCGAGCTATCCAAATCCAGCCCGACGCGGGAGCCGACAATCTTGCCGCCTTCCAGCGCCGTCGCGCCGACGCCTGTCTGTTTCTGGACTTCTCCAAGCTTTGCAAGCGCTTCTTGCGCGCGATCGCCGATAATGGCAAACATCGCGCCAACCGCGGCGGCCGTCGCGCCCGCGATCGTCGGAATGACGCCAATCGCCCCCGACAGGCCCTTGATCGGATTGATGACGCGATCAATTGCCGGCCCCGACAGCGACGTGTTCTGCCACAGAAACGAGCTGATCCGATCGAGCTGGCTGCGGAAGGCCCCGACGCCGCTGCTGGCCTCGTCCAGCTTCTTCGCCGATTCCTGTTCGGCTTCGGCAAGCGATCGATGTTTTTCGCGCGCCGCCTCCAGCGCCGTCAACGTTCTCGCGCTGACATCGACGCCGCGCGATCGCGCCGCCTCGACAAGGCGCTCGCCGCGCTCCACCTGCGCCAGGGCGCGCGACAGCGGGTCTTGCGCGCGCGTATACGCCTCGAGTTTTGCGGCGACGCGCGTAATCGACTGCTCTTGCAGAACAGTCTGTCGCGACAACACGCCGGCCTGATCGGCGGCGCGTTCATTGGCGGACGCGAGATCATCGAGCTTGGACGCAGCTTCGTCCACGCCCTCTGTCGTCATGACATAGGAAGCTTCTTGTCTCAGCTCATCCATGATTCACCCGAGAAAGACAAGAATTGCCGGCTGGCGACGGTTTTGCGCCGCCGCGCTGCGCCGCCCGCCGCGGCGCGGGTCGAACGACGGCGCCGAGCCTTCGGGCTCCGCATAGGTAAATTTAATGCGGGCGGCGCGCGAAAATTTGGATTTTGCCTGCGCGGCGACGGCTTCATAAACCTTGCCGGGCGCATAACCGGCGAGGCCGCGTTCGATCTTGCGCGCATAAGGAACAAGCGGAACGAACAGAACTTCGCGCGCGCCGACCGCGTCATCAGGATTGTCGATCTGCACGCCATCGGCATACATCCGCGCCGACGCGCGATAAGCGCCCGATTTGAACGGCCCCGCGCCGTGCAGCAAATTCCAAATGTAACGCACGGCTTCGACGCCGATGCTCCAACGCGCAATGATGACACTTGTCGATTTGGCGATATACAGATCTGTCGTCGGCTTGTCGTCAACAAACAATTTACGCGCGAGCGGTCGTCCGACAATAACGGCGTTGGCGTCGTCGATTCGCTTGATATCTTTCGACGCGAGCGCTGCGAAAGCGCGCGCTTGCGCTTCTGGCGAAAAGATGTTCCCCGATCCGAACACGACGCGCTCGGACACTACGGGAAAGCGAAAATTCAACGCCATTATTGGCTTTCTCGAAGAGCCAGAAGCGCCGCGAAATATTTCTTTTCGTCGGGGGCGTCGCTTGCGTCTTTGACCGATCCATATTTGGCGCTGACGGCGCAAAGACAGGCGACGAAATCGGGAAATGTCATGCGCCGCACGTCGGTCGGGCTCAATCCGAGAACAGCGCCTGCTTTTACAAAGGAGGAGAGGTCTCCCGGAAGTCGCTCCTCTCCTCCTCGCTTTTTCCCGGCATTTGCCGTGCCGATTCTTCAACACCGTCCATCAGCGCCGCGATGATCGATTGCGCGAGATGCAGATTTTCCAAAACCGGTCGACCGTCGACATAACGCTCCACCATCGCATCGACCAGGCCCGGCGACAGATCGTCATTTTCGCCGCCGACAAGCCCGAGACGGATCGATTCCCGAACATCCGCATTTTTGAATTCGCCGCGGGCAAGGCGTTTGGTGATCAGCCCGACGCCGGCGCCGCAAAGCTGTTCCAACTCCGCGATTTCGCCCAGACGCAGGCAGAAACGGCGGCGCTTGCCGGCGAAGACGGCGTGGTGCGCCGTCGTTTTGGAAATCGTCATGACGCGCTCCATTAGGCGTTGGCCGTGAAGATCGGCAATGCGCCTTGGCCGTCGAACGCCGCAGAAAACGTCACGGTTCCGTTGTCGGCTTTGTCCAAATCGAGCTTGGTAAGAACAACCGGAATCGGGTGGACGCCGCCGCCGTTCGCTCCCGTCCCGAGCCGCGACACTTTGACATTATGCGGATTGCCGTCCAGCCACGATTCCAGCGTCTCGAATGTCTTGAAATCGCAGCGGCCGGCGATGCTCAAATCAGACGACTGCATTTTAGCGACGGAAAAACGACCCGGCAGATTGGTCGGCGCATTGGCGTCGATCTCGCCATGCTTTTCGGTTTCGATCGAACGCGAGAATTTTTGCGTTGTCGCGGTGATAAGCTGGGTGAAATTTTCTGTCGGCGTTGCGCCATCGCCAAGCAGGATTTGAAGCTGCGTCCCGCGCGAAAGGTTCGGGTATGCGGTCGTCATGATGCTCTCCTTCAGCCGGCCACGATGGCCGATAGATCGACATAAACGAGCTTGGGGTTGAGCGCGTCGATCACGTCGCCGCCGCTCGCTACATAGGATTGCTGCGCATGGACATAAGGCGCCGGCAAAATCAGAATCTTGCCGTCGATCGCCGCGCAGATCGCGTCCATAAGCGACCATGCTTCGCTGCGCCCAAAACTTGTTGACGCCGCATACAGGCGGAGGCGCAACGTCCAACCCGGCACGCCGTCCGATTCGAGGCGCGTCGCGTGAATGGGGCCAAGATAAGCATATGGCGAAGCGACATCGGCGACGCCCCGCTGATCTTCGGGCGCTTCGTCGTAAATGCGATTGCTCGCCAAAGCCACGACGGCGGCGTCTGCCTGAAGCAAATTGATCAGCGCGGTCTTGAAGACATGCACGGCGATCATCTGCAGCCTTTCATTTCACGACAACCGCCGCACGACAACCATCGTGATCGATCCTTGCACGCGATCGCGCGGGGCGACGTTGCGAATGTCATAGGTCAGCACGCCGGCGAGCGTGCCGAAATTGGTGTAATCGCCGATCGCGAGGCGATCCGCGGCGGTGATGCCGCGATTACGCATTGTGTCATTCACGCGCATCACGAGGTTTGTTTCATCTTGCGCGACGCCGGCTTCGACGAGCTCGCGGGCGCTTTGATAGCGCCAGTCGGCGAAGGTCGTGAAGGCGATGGCGAAATCGCCGCGCGCGACGCCGCCCGCATTATTGGCGAGCGCGGCGCGGCGCAGGATGGTGATTATCCCGCTGTTCGGCCCGAAGCGCATCAAAGGCTCATGGTGCGATAGGTCGACAGCAACGCGTCGACGGTCGGGTTTTCGACGATGTTCGCCTGCACTTTGGCGCTGCGATTGTCGAACAGGTCGCCGACAATCAGCAACATCGCCGCGATGATCGGCGCGGGGATCGCCGCCGCATTGGCCCAGCCGACTTGCGCCGTCACGATCCATGCGGCGGGGTCGACATCGGCGACGGGCCAGGGCGTCGCCTGCGTCGACGGCTTGACGATGGCGACCACATTGCGGCCCGCGAGCGGGCGAACCGCATAGAGGCTCGGATCGAGCGTCTGATAGGCGCCGCCGACGAGCGCGGCGACGCTTTGCACGGCGAGGTTTGGCCCGCGCGCAAGGGTCAGTCGATTGTCCGGGTCGAGACCCGGGAATCCCGCCTGCCAAACCTGCTGGAGCAGCGCGCAGCCGAGCCGTTGCTCGACGGCCGCCTGCGCGGCGGCGATATAGATCGCGAGGCCGCCGTCATAGTCCGTCACATCCGCATCGACGCGGATATGCGCCTTGACGGCCGCAAGATCGAGCGCCGGCGTTGCGGACGGCGGCGTGATCAGCGACCAGGACTCGCGATAGGCCATGGCTTAAACGCCGCGCTCGGGGATAAGCGGGTCGGCGGCCGGCGGCGTCGCGGGATTGGCGACGCGCGCGTCGCGCAAGTCTTTTTCGAGAGCCGCCACCGATTCGCGCGCGGCGTTGAGATCGCTTGTCGCGCGGGCGGCTTCCGCTTTGGCCGTTTTGGCCAATGACTTTTGCTCGGCGACATCGCCGCGCAACCTGTCGATTTCCCTTTGCAGCGCCAGGCGTTCCCGCGTCAGATTTTCGACGGCGTCGGAAAGGCTGGCGATCTGCTGCGCGGCGACGGCGTCGGACGGCGCATCGACACACAGACCGCGCGATTTCCACGCGGCGCCGATTTCCTGCGCCCGATCGCCATATTGTTCTGCGAGATCGACGATCTCCCCCGCTGCGAACGAAAAATCGTGGCCCGCGATCGGGTCCGTCATCATGACTTTCATGCGAATGAGCCTCCAGGCAAGAGCAGCCGGGCCGCCACGCAAGGCGGCGGCCCGCAACGCGCGCGGATCAGGTCGCCGAATTCTGGTAATATTTGATCGACGTATTGGATGCGTCGATCATGTTGCCATCGGCGCGAGCCCAGGCCAGAAAGCCGATCTGGCCCTTGGTCACATAAACGCTGTCCGTGAAGCGGAAGACCTGCATAGCCATCACGTCGCGGATCAGATATTTTGCGAAAGCGCCGAAGACGATCGACTTGGCGTTGGCCGCCATGTCGGGCATGTGCTGGTTGATGATATAGGGATAGCCCAGGATCGTCGCAGGGCCCTCGCCGCCGTCGAACGAACCAGAGAGCGCCGGCAGCCACAGCGGACGGCCCACCGTATCCTTGAGCTTCTTGATGATCTTCAGCGTGTTGTCGTTGAACATCCAGCGCGCGGAAGGGTCGGCGCGGTAAGCCGGGTCGACCGAGTGCATCAGATTGACGAGGTTATCATAGAAAACCGACGTTGTGGAGCCGGTCGCGCCGACTTCGCCGGACGCGCAGGCCGTAACGACGCCCTTGGGCGCGCTCATCCCCGTGCCGGTCGTGAACTGGCGATTCTGACCGCGCGCGATGCGCTTCAGAATAGCGTCGGTCACGAGCTGCTCGACATTGACGATCGAGTCCTGAATGATTTCGAGCGAGACCGGGATGATCTTCGACGAAAACTTCCAGGCATTGATCCCGACCGACCCGAAAGTGATGTCGTCGTTGGACGCTGTGACGCCTTCGGCGACCAGCTCGCCTTCGGCGGCCGTGTCGTCATAAGTCGCCCAGGACAGCGGATTTCCCGCGGCGGTCGCGATTTCCGACGCCGCTTCGCGCATGCCGCCAAACGCTTTGAGCTTTTCGAGAGCGTAGGGCATGACGACGGTCGGCACCATCACGCCGCCGGTCGTGCCTTCCGCCACGTTCCACGCGCGGCGGCCCGCGCCGGCGCGATCGGCCATGTCGGTCGGCGTCAGCAGACCGCGCTGTTCTTCATTCAGCGCGTTGGCGCCGCCCTTGAAGAAGCTGTTCATCGCGCCGCGATGCTTGGCGACGAACGCCGTGTTTTCGTCGACGCTTTTGCCGTTCTCGTTGGACAGAACGATCGCGTCGCGCTCGCTGGGGTTATCGAACACGAGCATGCGTTCGGCGTTGGCGATCTGACGGCTGAAATTGGCGATTTCGCCCTCCAGCGCGTCGAACTTCGTTTGATGCTCGTCGGTCCAGCCGCTCGCGCCGGACTTGTGAAGATCGGTAATCTCTTTCACCTTTGCTTCGCGCTTTTCGCGAAGCTCCTGCAGATAGCCCATGATTGTCTCCTTGGTTGGGCATGTTCCGGGCTATCCCCGGAAAGGGTGTCAGGCGATCGCGAGCAGGCGCAGCCGCCGCTCGTTTTGAGCCTGCTGTTGACGCAGCGCCGCAAGCGCCGGGTCTTCGGCGGGCGGAGGCGGCGCGAGAAGCGCCGCGGGCGTGCGGTCGTAAGCGGAAAGGTCGAAGCGGCGCAGATTGCTCGCCTGCGGCGACTTCTGCGCGATGCGGTCGGCGAATTTCATGTCGACGGCTTCCTGCGCCGTCATCCATGTTTCCGCGTCCATCATGCCGGCGATGGCGTCGGGCGCGAGGCCCGTGCGCGCCGCATATTGCGACACGATGGACGCGTCGATTTTGCCGAGCATGTCGACGGCCTGCGCCATCGTCGTCTTGTTGCCCCACGCGACCGTTTCGGCGTTGTGGATCATGACGAAGCCGCCGGGCGCGATTTCGATTTCGTCGGCGGCGAGCATGAGCGTCGACGCGGCTGAGGCAGCGACGCCGTCGACATGCGCGATAACGCGCGCGGGATGCTGTTCGAGCGCGGTCTTGATCGCGGTCGATTCGACCACAATGCCGCCGGGCGAATTGATGCGCAGATGAATCGTCGACGCCTTTAGCGCGCGCACGCCGCGCACGATCTGCTCCGTCGTCGGCTGATCCCAGCCGCCGATCACGTCGTAGAAAAACAGCGTCGCCTCTTCGCCGTCCTGATCCGGATCGAAGGCAGGGGAGCTGTCGTCGTCCCCGTCGAAATCGGGGTCGAAATTGGCGACAAATTTGGGCGGACGCGCAGCCTTGTTGAGCGCGATAAGGCGCATGGTTCGGTTCATTTTTTGACCCTGCGAGCTTTGGCAGGCTGCGCCGGCTCCGGCGCGGGCTGCTCTTCCAGAGATTGCGGAACGGCCGACGACGCGGCGCTTTGCGGCGTTCCCCAGCCGAGAATTTCTTCGTATTGATCGCCGCGCTTTTTGGGCACGCCGAGGCGCGCGCGGCTTTCGTTCTGGCTGATGGAACCGGGGCCCTGCGCGCCGCCGAGCAGCACTTGCAGCGCTTCGGCGCGCGACTTGAGATCGCCGCGCACGAAACTGTCGCGGTCGAACCGCGCGATGCGGGGGCCGTTGCCGTAGAGCTTGTAATTGACCTCGTCCTCGATCGTTTTCAGATGCGGCCCGCAAGTGAAATCGAGAAAGGCTTGCGTCAGCTCTTCGAGGCCCTTGCCGAAACTCGTCGATTTGCTGGACTGGTTGAGCAAATGATCCGGCACGCCGAAAATCATGCCGATATCCGAGACCTGCATGCGTCGCGTGTCGAGAAGCTGCGCATCCTGCGCATTGATGCGCAACGCTTCGAACTTTGCGCCGCCATCGAGAACAAGCGGCCCGGAAAAGCGGTTGGCGCCGCCGAAATATGCGTTGAGCCGCGCGCGAATTTCCTGCGCCTGGTCGGGCGTCTTGCCGGTCGGGTAAGTGATGACCGAATCCATCGACATGCCGTTGTCGAAATAGGACTTGGCGTATTTATCGGCCGCGAGGCCAATGCCGATGGAAAGCGCGTAAGCCGAGATCGGCGATTCGTAGAAAAACAGGTTCCACAACGGCGAGCCGCCGAAGTGCATGACGTCGTCCTGATGCGCGACGACCATTTCGCCGCTGTCCATCGTCAGCGAATAAACAAGGTCGACTGACCCCCACGGCATTTTCTGGAACCGGACGCCGCATCGGCCCCAGGGAACCCACCAGAGATTGAGCGGATTGCCGCCGCGATCGCGCTCGATCCACACGATCCCGTTGCCGTTGAGCAGCATGTCGGTCACGACCGAACGCCAGAAGCCTGTCAGCGAATAACGCGGGTTGGGCCTTCTGCCGATCAGCCGCGCTTGCGCGCTCGTCGTATCGATTCGCTCGTCGGGGTTTCCGGCGTCGTCGTAGCTTCTAAAATCGAGCATGCTGATCGCGCCCGAAATCAGAAACGCGCAGCGATAGACCGGGCCATAGGTAAGCGCAGTTTGCGGCGTGACGCCGGGCGCTACCGGGCCAAACAGATTGGCGTAGGCGTTGGGGTCCGACAGCGGAAAAGTCGCCGTCGCGCCGCTGTTGGTGACGACCGCCGCCTCTTCCTGCATTTTGGCGATTTGCGCGCGCAAGGAGTCGCGCTCGCGTTTGATCGCCTGTGCGGCGTCGCGCTTTTTGCCCATGCCGGCAGATGCTCGCAGGTTAGAGAATGACGCCCATGCCGGCGGGCTCGACGCCTTGCAGCGCCACCGCATCGGCGATGACGGCGGCGACGATTCCGTCGATTTTTTCGCGGCTGCGCGATTTGTCGGGCGCGAAATTCATGTTGCGGTCGAAGCGCACGAGGGCGTTTTGCGCCATCCAGCGCAGGACCGGATGGCCGCCGTGATCGAGCAGGCCGGCGAAGACGAGGCGCTCCAGATCTTTGGTCGCTTCGCCGAGCGAGGGAATGCCCTGCCGGACTTTTATGAAACGTTCCGGCGCGGCGCCGTTCGCTTGCGCATCCGTGATCAGCTTTGTTGCGTTCCACGGGTCGAAGCCGATCGACTGCACATCGAACTGTTGCAAGCCGTCTTCGAGCGCGGCCAGCAGATAGGCTTGATCGACATAATCGCCGGGCGTCGTTTCGAGCGCGCCCATGTCGCGCCAGCGATCATAGGGCGCGCGATCGACGGCGGCGCGTTTTTGGATGTTTTCTTCGGGAACCCAGAAGCGGCACACGAGCCGCACGGGGCCGCCGTCCTGTTCGGGAACAAACCACCAGATCAGCGCCGTTATGTCGACAGTCGACGACACGTCGAAACCGCCGAAGCAGCGCTTGCCGCGCATCTGCTGCGCCATCTCGCGCCAGGCGTTTTTGTCCGGCGGGCAGGCGTCCCATTTTTTCATGGGCAGCCATTTCGTGACCGACTCCACCCACTGGTTGAGGTGATAGCGGCGGAAATGGCTTTCGGCGCGCGGGTTGTTTTTGGCGAGGCGCGCCTCGCGGCGCAGAAATTCGAGCGTCGGCGACAGGCCGAGATTGGGGTTGGCCTTGCGCCACACTTCTTCGCTTTGCCAATCATCGTCTTCGTCGGCGGCGAAGAGCACGACGAGCGATGTCGGATCATAAAGGCCGCGGCCGTCGTCTTCGCCATCCTGCGGCGGCTCGATCGGTCCGGTCAGCAGCTTTTGCGATTCGTCGAAGAGCTGATAGCCGACCTGCGCGCTTTTGAGGCCCGCCGTGCTGGCGAACAGCTCGATCGGCTGGAGCCGGGCGCCCATGCCCTGGCGGATCGTCGTCGCGAGTTCGAGCGTCTCCCATTCGTGCATTTCGTCGCCGACGCTGACGGTCGGCGAGAGGCCGTGTTTGCCTTCCGGCTTGCCGGACAGCAGGCGGAAGCCCGCGCGCTTTTGCGGAATCCACAGCGCCTTGGCGAGAAGATGGATCGAGGCGAGCAGCCGCGCATCCTGCGCGACGATCGCTTTCATTTTGTCGAGAACGATCTTCGCCTGTTTTTCATCGCGGGCGAAGACGAGGCCCTGTCCGCCGACGACGCCCTCGAGCGCGTAGAACAGCAGCGCGAGGGCGGCGAGAAATTCGCTTTTGCCGTTTTTGCGGGGCACCCAGAGCAGCAGGCGGCGGAACAGGCGGACCTGTTCGATGCGCGCGCCGCGGGTTTGCGGATCCGTGATTTCGACCGGAACTTTCCAGCCGATGAGCAGGCGGACGACGATTTCCTGCCACAGCGACAGGTGGAACGGCTGGCCGGCGAAGCGGTCTTCGGTGAGGCGGAAGACCTGCGGCCAGAGCGCGACGACGGCGTCGGCCTTGGCGGAATCATACCACGCGCCGGCGACGGCCGCGCTGCGCCGCCAGGCGATGCTCGGCCAGGACCAGCCGAGCGCGGTCGCTTCGACGATACAGGCCGGCTCCGCCGGCGGCGGCGCGGGCCGCGCGGGGAGAGCGGCGCACGCGGACGCTTGGGGCATGCGGGGCGGGGGTTGGGGGACGAAGGCGGGGAAGACCGCCCCGCGCGTTTCTCCGCCTGAGAAACCGAGAACGCGCGGGGCGGCTCAACCTCCCGGCAGGGATTGGGTCATGCCGCCGGGCTGTTTATTGCAGCGTGCGGGGAGGCGGAGAATCGAAACTGCCCAGCGAGCCGACGAGATCATCGGGCGCCGCAGCGGGCGATTCGGCCGCCGGCTTCTGCGCATGATCGAACAGGCCGCCGCCATTGCCGAGAGCGCTCGCTTGCTGCGCGGTGAGCGAATAGCGATCGAGCGGCGTGAGGCCGAAGCGTTTGGACATTTCCATGACGACGGCCCACGCCTTGTCGCGAATGGCGACGCTCGGATTGGCGCGCGGCATGGTGTCTTCGCTGAAGGTCATTTTGACCAGGAAATATTTGCCCTTGTCGCGGATGTCTTGGGTCGCTTCGATGAACTCGCCGTAATAGACGCAGAACATCGCGAAGGTCAGACGGTCCAGCTCGACGAGCAGATTGTTTCGCGCCAGGCGCGGGGCGTATTCGCGCCACACCGCCAGCGCATGCGCGCAGCGCGGGTCGGTCAGCAGCGCCGGCGGGGCCAGCGGGTCGGACGACTCCTGCGGCGCGGCGAGCAACGCGGCCAGCTTGTCGGCGCGGGCGCGCGTGACCTTGGCGCCCCGCTTGCGCGGATCGCCTTTGGCCGCCTGCGCATCCGCGCTGTCACTGCGCCG